GGTGTATTTTTCGTTTATCTCATCTGAAAGAGCAGCTCCGTAAGCACTCTTGAACCATGAGATCAAGCTACCGTCTAGGGACAGTGCCCATGCTGGTGTTTTGGGCACTGGTCTGATGTTGTCCCACTGTGCTCGCTCAGTATTAGATAGGCCGAAGAACAACTTCTCAATCCCACCCATAGCAACCAAGAGGGCGGCATCAATACCGAATCTACTTACTAATTCAGCTTCAGTCGATGGGTACCTCTCGGCTGTCCCAGTAGTCAACATCAATGTAAGCTTGTCGTCACTGAGTGTAGGAGCTAGTAGCAGTTTTTTGGGGGGGTGGGAGGCAGACTCTGCGTCCCTGACCGGCCATGATAGCAAAGCTGCTTCATGCATACTACGATTCCGTGATTTTTTGAACAGGCACGAGTGGGCATCATTGGCCACACTAAGCCCATATCGCAATAGTGCTGCCTCTGTCAGTAGATGCGGGAAGCGTCCACGAGCTTTGGCTAACCACGAAGTAATCCCTGGTGAGTATTCAGGAGATCTAATCGCTTCGGCACCTGTTGGCACGACTGGCGGGCTTGGTGTTATGCATTCCCACAAAGGTGAGTAAATGCCACATGTGCGGTATTTGTACCATTCGAGTTTAACCCAGCCTTCCTGACCGCGAACAGCCATGGCCCTGTTAAGTATGTGAGTGGTCATTGACTGAGCTACTACTATTGGCAGCCCACGTAATACCAATTCCCACGCATTGGCATTTACTGCTGACATAATGCCATCAAGCCATACATAATTGTCCGTGTACCAGTTGCCGCTACACAAGGTTGAAAGGGTGGCCGCCAACGGTCGACTTGGGTTTGCGCTAATAGTCAAAGCCCTTTGCAGATATTCATGGCTGTTGCCTAGATTGGGTGCGTTACGCACTTTTTGTATGCCAGTCAGCTGTTTTGCGGTCTTAAGTACAAAACCAGCCCGTTCATGATTATGCTGATACAACATAGCAGCAACCCAGTCGCTGAAAGCACCGTCTTCATCATCACCAGTGAACATTTTCCACAGCAATTCAGCTGCACTTACATCTTCAGCAGTGGCTTTGTTTATTATGTGTGAATAAACAGCATGCAGGACGCTGTTATCGCGTGCTGTATTTCTATCACCGCTGAACAGCCCGCCGTACACGCGCACATGTCCTTTACCATCATTAAAGTCCACCCACGCATTGAGATGGGCCTTAGCGGACCAGATACAGGCCTCAGCCTTATCAAGAGCTGCCTGATTGCCACTGGCATGCACCAACCATGCCTCAGCAAACGAAACATCAAGCAACGCTAGCAGGTTGGCTTCATGCTCAGTGTTGTAGTCTGAGTAGTCCAAGGACATAAAGAACGCATGCAAGGGCGAGTAAAGCACATGCAGCTTACACCATTCAGCTACATCTGACGGGGCCTGTTGTGCGTAAATGCCGTCGATATTGATATACTTTTCCAAAGCAACGCTTGCATATGATGATATTATAAACGCATCATCATCCACGGCATACAAAGCTCTCCCAAGTGGCTTGCCAGGTTCATATTTGCTGCTAAACCTAGGTATTTTTAGCGGCTGCTGTCCCAATATCGTACGGTAAGCGCTATCTGGCAAATGCGCGAACACAGCCTTTTTGTTAGCACGCGCACCTTTTTCCAAGTCAACACCAGCGGCTGCACAGGCATCCTCGGCTATTTTGTGGTTGTTAGAAG